AAGATTTCCAAAATCTAAAATATCAATATATCGTTATGTTTTCTATGGTAAGGGATAAATAAAAAGTGGGTGGGGTATGTAGGTCGGCAATCAGCCGGGATTGCTAGGCTTACTAAGAGTGTATATGCCCCACCCACCCTAATTTTAAAAAAGGAATAAAGAAATGAGAATATTTAAAAGAAAATCAAAGCCAACAATGATAAAACCTAAACGATGCGACAATTGTATATTTTATCATAAGTGCGAGAATCGGAAGGATTGGTGGCATCTGGTATTTGATTTTACATACCATAGGAAATATTTAAAAGAAAAATATCTCCATCGAGTGCTTGCTCAGGCTTGTAGGGAATATGAAAGAAAAATGAAATGAAAGTTGTGCCAAGATATAAAAAGGGTTTGGAAATAAGAGCTATAATATTGATAGCAGAATCAGATCAAGAATCTTTATTGATTGATAGGATTTTTGGAACTGAAGTTCATGAGGATGGATCAGTTGGTATTTCAAGGCCAGCAACATCAAGACTTTCGGATGGATTTATGGAACATTATATTGAAATAAAAAAGGAATAAAAAATGGTGCAATATATTTTAACTCAGGAAGAAATGGAAAGACAGGTACATAAGAAATATTTAGAAAAAGCAAAAGCCCAGATAGAGTTATTGAAAAGAATAATAAAAAAGGAATTAAAAATAACTTGTGAAGGTTATTGTGATGATTGTCCCCTTTCTTGGATTGGGCATGATGATCTTTCAGGAGAAGAGAAAACACTACTTCACGATATTTGTAAAAACCAAAATTATAGTAAATAAAAAGAAAAAATAATTAGGAGCTAGGGAACTATAGCCTGAAAAGGTGGAAATCCTCATCCACCCTGCTCCTAATAACATTCCCCTTTACCCTTATAAAAATCCATGCAAGTGGAGGTTGTTTAATAAATATTATATATTTATTAAAATTGGTGTTGTGAGTGAATGGTAAAAGTTTTTTTATTTTTTTCTTTACTTTCTTATATAATAAGTAATACTATAGGAGATGGCTAATAAGCTTATCACAACCTAACCATTGTATATATTGGGGGTTCTTGGAAATTGAGTAAACTGATAGACACTGCAAGAAAAAGAAAATCAAAACCCAAAGACCAAAAAAAAATAAAACGTTATAGTAAAATCAACCTTAAACGATTAGTAAAAGCAATTGAAGATTCTTATGGTAATATCAACACCATAGCTTCTAAAATGAATAGACCATATAATTCAATCTATAAAGCTCTTAAGAATGCTCCACAGGACATAAAGGATATATATGACCGGGAGAACGAAAGAGTGCTGGATGTAGCGGAAGAAACTGTTGTAGACATGGCTATGCAGCGTTTACATTTCCCAACAGCTCTAAATGCCTCTAAGTTTATATTAACACATCATAAGAAATCTGAGAAAAAAGGATATAAAGAGAAAAGGCAACTTACTCTGGAAGGTGGGGAAAATCCATTAAAGGTCCAGAATGAAAATACTGTATCTCTGGATCAGCTTAAATCATTACCATTAGAAGTAAGAAAACAGATGCTAGCAGAAATGGAAGAGAAAGAGGAAGATGATTAAATTTATAAAAAGATGGTTACAAAAACGTAGAATAAGAAAAGAATACACAAAAGAAAAATACCCTGGATTATTTCCACCTTTTAAATTAAATGCTTATTATGATCCTAGTATTTTGGAAGAGATAAAAAAGGAAATAATAGCTAATATTAAGAAAGCACAAGAACAGGTATGCGCTGATGAAAAATTAAAAGCAGTATCTGTGATTAATGAAACATTACCAAGCAGAACCAGACAAGCTACTCAAGGAAAACCATGACAACTGCTGCTCCTATGATAAGTAAATCCCTATTACAGAAATCCATCCTCCAGGACTCATTCTTTGACTTCGTTCAATACTTCTGGGACACAATTGTTCCTGAAGATCCAATATGGAATTGGCATATTGAATATATTTGTGGTGAAATGCAGAAAGTAGCTGAAAGAGTATTTAAGGGAGAACCTAAAAAGTATGACCTTGTAATAAATGTACCCCCAGGCTCAACTAAATCAACTATATGTTCTATTATGTTTCCGGCCTGGACTTGGGTCAGGATGAAAACAGCCAGGTGTATATGTGCTTCCTATTCGGGCTTTCTTTCTTTAAATCTAAGTAGAAAAACCAGAAATATTATTTTATCAGAAAAATACCAAGAGCTTTTCCCAACTGAATTAGCTTTCGACCAAAATACAAAAACCAAGTTTGCTAATACACATGGAGGAGAAAGACATGCTGCATCAACTGGGGGTATGATTACCGGAGATCATGCTCATTTCATTATTATAGATGATCCATTGAATCCATTGGAAGCAGCTAGTGAAGCTTTTATGAAAACAGCCCATGATTGGATGAAAGAGACTTTACCTACTCGTGTGGTTGATAAAAAACTATCCCCTACTATACTAATAATGCAGAGACTCCATGAAGATGATCCAACTTCAATGATGTTAGATTGGAAAAAGGTACGTCATATCAATTTACCAGCGGAAAGAATGCTTGGAAAGAAAATGACAGGAAGACCTAGATCATTAAAAAGAAAATACACTACTGATCCTGATAAAGATGGAGCTTCATTACTTGATCCAATACGAATGGACAGAGGTGTTTTAAAAGATTTTGAAATGAAGTTAAGTGAATATGGATATGCAGGACAATTCCTACAAACACCAGTACCATTAGAAGGGGGAATGTTTAAAACAGCTAGATTGCATTTTGATGTTCCCCCAGTAAGTGTAAATGATTGGATACAGAAAGTAAGGTTCTGGGATAAGGCAGGAACAGAAGGTGGAGGAGCTTATACAGTTGGAGTATTGATGGGAGAGGATAAAGATCACCATTTCTGGATACTGGATGTGATAAGAGTTCAATTAGATACTGGTGAAAGAGAAAAACTGATAAAACTAACTGCCCAGGTAGATGAAGTGGAAGCATTCACAAGAGTAAAAATAGGAGTTGAGCAGGAACCGGGTTCAGGTGGAAAAGAATCAGCTCAGAATACCATTAGTAATTTAGCAGGATTTGTAGTGGAGGCAATACGGCCTTCAGGTGATAAATCAATAAGGGCTATGCCATTCTCCTCACAGGTTAATGTAGGAAATGTGTACATAGCACCAGGTGAATGGAATACTGCCTATATAAACGAATTAACGCTGTTCCCGAACAGTAAATATAAAGACCAGGTGGATGCTTCAAGTGGGGCATTTACATTATTAACATTTTCAGAACAAGTTGAAGCAGGAGTATGGTAAATGGCTAAAAGAAAAAGAAAATTCAAGAAAAAAGAAAATTTAGTATCTGAACAAACCTTTAATGAGGTTGTTAATGAGATCATGACTAATGAGAAAGATAGGGGAATAATCAGAAATGCTATTGGTGGAGCAATTGCAAATGAAATAACTTCCAGAACCGATCTTTTTAATAAAACGATTGATGAACGTAGAGATATTGATGATGAATGTGGTTATCCCAAAGTGATTACTACAGAACAATATAGAAAGATGTATGATAGGGAAGGGATAGCAACTAGAATTGTAAATCTGTACCCGGAAGAGAGTTGGTCACAAGATCCAGTGGTTGTAGAAGATGAATCAGCGAAACCAACTGAATTTGAAAAGTCTTGGGTTGAGTTAGAACGTGAATTGCAAATCTATTCCTATATGTTTAGAGGTGATGGATTAAGTGGTATAGGAAGATTTGGAATAATCCTGTTAGGGTTTGATGATAATAAGCCTCTTCATGAACCTGTGGAGGTAATGGATGAAGAAGGAGAACAGGTTGGAAATCCTAAACATGGTATTATGTATCTAAGAGCTTTTGATGAATCATATGTAAAAATAAAGTCAACACAAAAGGATATTACAAATAAACGTTATGGATTACCTACTTATTATAGCATAACATTTGAGAATGAGACAAGCTCCAGTTCCAAATCTTCAAAAGCAGGAAATGAATCTGTTATACATTGGTCAAGAATTATCCATATAGCTGATAATAAGGAAAGTTCAGAAGTATTTGGAACACCAAGAATGAAAGCTTTGTTTAATCGGCTTTATGATATAAGAAAGATTTCTGGTGGTTCAGGGGAAATGTTTTGGAAAGGTGGATTTCCAGGATTTATATTTTCCATGGATCCAAAGGCAAGAACATTATCCACTACTGAGAAAAATACTTTAGAAGATACCATTGCAGCTTGGTCGAATGGTCTTCAGAGATATGCACGATTACAGGGTGTTGAGGTAAAGGGTTTAGAGCCTCAAGTTGCTGATCCAAAAAACCATATAGATGTCCAATTGGAAATTATAGC